GGCAAAGGCTTCAGCCTGCAGCTGAACGTGTCTGACTTCACCCTGCCAGCGAAGCGGGCAGCTGCTGACGACGAGTTTTGATAATCGGGGCAGCAGTGATGTCGGAATCGCAGCAGCGCGTCTGCCTCCGGGGGATCTGCGTAAGTCCCCGCTAAACAATGACTAGACCAACAATCAAGCAAGTCTGGAAAGACGGCATCCAGCAGTGGGAGGTAAGCCACGGAGGCATGACCCGCTACTTCAAGAATGATTGGCAGGCAAACTGGCATTACGAATCCTGCATCAGGCTGCACCGATCCAGGTTTAAGCCCAAAACCTCAGACAAATAGTTGCGGACTAGGACAGGCTCACGCGCCTTACGCCCCTCACACCTGATCCGCTGCAGGTCACTTGTCCTTCGCCCGTTTTAGGGTGAAGAAGCCAAAGCATAGTCAACAGCTCAGACGTCCGCACAGCCAAGTTTGGCGTCAAGCTCGCCAATACGGCCGACAGCTTGACTAAGCAGTTTTGACTGATGCCAGCTCTGCCGAACCAGGGCAGAGCAGAGCATTTTAAGCGCCTCTTCGTCATTGCAGTTGTTGACTTCCCTGACGCTGCGTTCAACCTCAAGCTCTTCTTCAAGGGTTTGGTTGACGACCATCCAGTCAGCCCAGCCCATAGCTTTGAAGAATCTTGTCAATTCATGCCACAGCCGGCATGACTGTCAAGTGGTTGTTGTAGTGGCCTGTTTCCCGGTAGCTGTGCATCGGGACGTTTGACATTGCATGGAACACCATCTGGCCAATCTTCAAACCTGGGTACAGCGGGATCGCATGGTGAAGCCGTTCGTTCTTCAGTTCCAGCGTCAGCCGTGATCCGTGCCAACCTGGGTCGCACCAGCCAGCAAGAAGGTGATTAAGACCAGATCGTGCGCGGCTTGACTTGAGTACAAATTGACTGCTGATGTCGTCGGGAAGGTTAAACAGCTCAAGTGTTTCAGCCAAGCAAAACTCGCCGGGCTGAAGCATGAACGCATCATCTTCTGTCCTGTCGGCAATGTTGATACGCACCAGTTCAGGGCTGTAGATGCTTTCCACCATCAAATAAAGACCCAGCCGCAGGTCCAAGCTGGCCGGGTTCAGCAAGTCTTCATCGAATGGGACGACCATTTGGCTTTGCCGGCACCTGGCCTTGATTTCCCAATCGCACAAAACCGCCATTCAAAGACCGCAAAAATCAATCTTACTTAGCTTGCTCTAAAACGTTTTTTTCAGTGTGGTAAGCGCCTTTCTGGTACATCTCAGTCACATCGCGCACCCATGGCACCAGCCAGCTATTGACCCGTGAACACTGATCCCAGTTCATAGGCTTGGCGCACTGCACCACAACAGTTGTCCAAAAAGCAGTGATGTACGCCCAGAACCAATAAAACTCACTCATTAACAAGAATGACCCAACCAGTGCCGGGGCCTTCAGCCTGCCAGCGCTGGTAGAACGCAGCTTGCCTGATTCGCACATTGCGTCCCAAGTGTGGATTGCTGTGTCCACCCTTTTCCATTTCGGGATAGCCGCGTGGATCTTGCATGATCCACTCTGGATCGCTGCTGTTTTTGCCTGCATACCCACTGATCACACTCCAGTGACCACAGCCCAAGCCATTGCACATTGGCGGCTCCCCAAGAAGCATATTTCCGGCATGAAGCCAACCGACTAGGACAGGCCTGCCGTTTTCAACCTCAAGTTCCACCATGTCAGCGTCACCGTCCTTGCGAAACTCAGCCTGCAAGCCAAGGCTGCGCAATGCTGCTAGCTGAGCTTCCACAGACGTGGTGTCCCCGTACTTTGCACGGATTTGGTTGTACTCATCATCTGTGCGAACTTTCTTGTAATAAGCCGCCACCATGGCCGCCGCACTAGAAAAACACTCGCGGTAGCCGGTGCCTGTTTTGTTGTCGAGCTGCCTGAAGTAAGGCATGAAAATTTGCTGGTCATATCCGCTTTCTTTCCAAGCTTGGAACCAGTCCGCATCGCTTTCATCCAGTAGTTCCGGCGGCATGGACTCCTCAAGCTGTTTAATAGCAGCCAGCTGGTGGGGCGTACCACGGAAAAACTGAAAAAACGGCAGCAAAGCAAAGGCCACGCCCATCAGCAGCAATAACAGCTGGATGATGGCGGAAGACACCTACTTTTCAACTCTTGTGTCAGGCAAAAGCATCTCACGAACATGCTTCACCGCCAAGTCGTCCAAATCATTGTCAGTCCTTGCGACGATTTTCTCCAGCATTGCCACAATCAATTCCTTGAATGCCCTTGATTTCCATGCGGTCATCAAAATGGGCTTGAGGATTAGAAGCATTTGCTTGGCCTCGTTACGCTGTCAGCGTAGCTCTGTCCTGCCATGGCTTCCAATCCTGAAGAACAGCACGAAAAAGAAGGCATCTCAATGGCGGATGTCGTCAAAGCCTTGGTCTTGGCGTGGAGTGCTGCATTGCTGACTGCTTCGTACTTGGGCATCTTTCCACAAATGAAAATGGACAATACGTTCGTGGCGTCACTGTTGACCGGCGCCATGGCCTCATTTGGCATTGAACGGAAGAGCAATGGAAATACAAATAAGAAACCGACTATCGTTGAAAACAAAGAAACCAAAGCTGGCATCAAATGACCCGGGCATTTTTGGTATTGGGCATCACATTGGCAGCTGCTTTGCCTGCTCGTGCTGATCTCACTCACCGAATCAGCAGCAGCGTGCAGTTAGATGTTGGCGCTGCTTCAAGCCGTGCCATTCGCGTCGGCAACAGCTACAGCATCAGTGGCAACGGGATCGATACCAGCGTCACCTCAGGGGGAAATACCACGAGCGATGCACTGGGCGGGCTTGGTGCAGCAACCAACGGCGTCAACGCGATCACAATCCCAGACGCAACCCAGAAAACGGCAGGCAACTCGTTCAGCTTTGCAACCAGCTACACGCAGGGCGACACGGTGCCCACGTCAGCCCCCACGGTTGGCGCTGTGCCCGCTTTTGGCGATGTGACCAGCACAGCAGCAGGGACCAACACTGGCCTAAGCGGAAGCGTCACCACGGCGGGGACCATCACAATCAGCCCAGGCGGTGCCAATACAAGTGCAATCGGTCAAGTCATCAGTGAGCTGACCACACGGTGAAACGGCTGATCATTCTGTTGCTGTTGCCGTCTCCAGCGGTTGCGGTTCCGGTTGTGCCCAACTTCAGCCAGGGCCTAGTGACAAGCCGGACAGAGTCAAAAACTGTCGTCAAAGAAAGTATCCGCTCAGAATCATTTCGCACAGGCTTTGAATACTCTGTGAGTGGCACTGGCGTGGAACCCTCTGGTGGTGTTGTCAGCCCTCCAGCAGGGACAACATCTTTAAATCTTTCAAGCCGCTCAACGTGGGTCCAAACAACCCCTGGAGCAGCATTTCAGTTCGCAGAAACCTACAGCGGTCCTGGCTTGATTGAAAAGGTCATGATTGACCGTGAAACAGTTATTGAAAGCGTCACTGACTCAACAAGCACTTTCAGCCAATGAAGAAGACAGCACCGGGCTTGCTGCTTTGTTTGCTTTGCACCGCTCCCGCAGCCGCACAGGTCAGCGCAACTGCATCACCTGTCTCTAACAGCAGCGGCTCTGTCGTTAATCAGGCTGTGCAAATCGTGCCGGGGCAGTACATGAAGTATTCAGTCGGCAGTGGCATCCAATGTGATGGGGCCACGCTCAATATCTCTCCTTTTGCGTCTACTACGCACTCTTTTGGCAATCCAAACAATCAGTATTATCAAGAGCCTGTTTACGACAACAGCGATAACTTTGGCTTAATCGACCCAGAAACAGGGCTGAATGGGCCGGATGGCGTTCCAGATAACCCTGGCAAAGTCCTGTACTACAAGCCACAAAGGACAGGCTACCGTCAAAACTTCAGCAACAACTTCGGCATCACGGCCACCTTTTCAATCCCGCTGGACTGGGGGCCGATCAACCTCTGCAAAGACGCCCAACGCAAGCAAGTGGCGCTCTATGAACAAGCCTTAGCCGACAAGCGCCTCAACTACGAGATGGGCAGGCTCAAAGCATGTGCTGAAGCCCTGAATTCTGGTTATGGCTTTGCCAAGGATTCGCCCTTTTTTCCCATTTGCGCTGATGTTGTCCTGAAGCCTAAGCCGGTGGAAGATCACACCCACCAGATCATTTACCCAAAGCCCGCCTCAGATCGCGAATGGCTTGATTCCGGTGACGCTGAATCACCCGCCGCTGCTGTACGCCTTCCAGTTTTACCTTACGGCCAAGCTTCTGATTAACCTTTTTCACCACCTTTTTCGTCAAAGGCTTTGCCAGTTTTTGCAGTAATGACGCAATCGGTTTAGCAAAGATCGCCACAGTCGTCGCAAAAGCAGCAGTCAACGCAACCGATACGGTTGGGCCTGCATCAGGCACATAGTTATTGATCACCTGCCCAACAGGAACAGGATCCCAAAGTTTTAAGCACTTGCCATCTTGGAGCTCATAACCCGCCAGAACCTTGGTCCCGAGCTTATTAAAAGAACCTATCTCTTGAGCCCCAAAAGGTGGACACGGCGGATCTTTGGGCAACCTTGGGATGTCGGGTGCGTCGCCCGGCTTTGGGAGAGAGACTGCATCCTGAGCCGGACTTAAGCCCTCCGGCTTTTTTATGTCTGCCTTTGGCGGAGCAACCCAAGTGAAATCTCTTGGCCTGTAATCCGGTGCTTCATAAACAGGCACCGCTCCACTGCATAACGTCACGTTGCCACGTGGATCTTCCTCAAACGTTTTCGTGCCACTGCCCACAGCAATCCTGGCCCGCACGCACCCAGGCATTTCAATAACTGGAAACCGCGTAGACGTAACTGGGGGTGCTGCTGGTAAAACAGGTGGTGGTATCGGCTTGCCAACAGAAATCATCGGAACGCCGATTGCTTTTACTCCAATCTCAGAAATCTGCGGCATGAAGTCAGAACGGTTTACGGCAGGTCAGCTTTGGATTGAACGTAACCGCAGACGTGAAGGGCCGCCTGTTGTTTACACCGTGTTGTGCGGCAAATCTGCCAGACCATTCACCAATCCAAAAGCAATCCTCAAGTGGGTCAAATGGCCAAAAGGAACACCCACTGGTGACGCTTTACGCGAATGGCTTGCGTCGTTTGAGCAGAAAGCTGAAACACCCGCGCCAGAACTTGATATGGCAAAAATCAAGGCTGAAGGCTTCGGACCTGAAGCCCATGATGACGACCCAACTGCGAACACTAAAATGGTGACTTGATTGGGACCGCTGGACCCGTTGTTGTCGGCAGTTCTGGCAAAGCCTCATCAATCTTGCCCGGCACCATGTTGGTGACGATCTTGGTCATCTCCAGCGTCAGCTCGCTCATGTAATACTTCGTGAGCGCTGGAATGCGGGTGTAAAGAAGCACCGATCCAACAACCATCCCCGCAGACATCGTGAATGCTGCGACAGACATCACGTTGAAAAGCTTTTGCATGGTGTTTTAGGTAAAACAAAAGGCCCCCTTCCGGGGGCCTGGTGTCGGTCTGTGTGAGAAACCTAGGCTTGTTATAG